CATTAAAGCTACATCAAGAGTTGGAAAAAGAACCACCTGATGAAGAACAATTAGGGTTGCTAAATCCTACCTTTGATGTAGACTAGCTGTGTGATTTATCACATTCTCGTTCGACCCGCCTAACTCGCGGTAGCTTACCCAAGCTTTTAGCCTCACTATGTGGGGCTTTTTTTTGCTATAATGTAAGCAACTGGGAGAGACAAATGAAAGGTTTATACGCCAACATACACGCTAAACGTAAGCGCATTGCAGCAGGTTCTAAAGAGAAGATGCGTAAGCCTGGAACCACAGGCGCACCTACAGCCAAGGCATTCAAACGATCTAAGAAGACAAGCTTACTAAGTTAGTAACACCACGCTACTGGTACGCTTTCCCTAGTATCTAGATGTACAAAATTCTTATGCAGCCCTATACCAGTAAATCCCATCGCTGGTGCTTTCTCAATGATGGCAAAGGCTTCTGCTCCGTTGTTAACCTTGATGTCACAGGCAATACCTTGGGCATGAGTTCCAGGATTTTTTTTGGCCGCTTCAATGCTATGGGTCTTATCCCTATAACCACTGGTGATAATGAACGGGAAGCCACAGACATGCCTAAGTTCGTCAAGCCGCCACAGGAATACATCTGACATTTCATTGTTCCCAGTCTCCTGGCAGTCAAAGTCTGATAGTTTAAAGTATCTCATTTCTCTCTCTGTACACCTTTGGTCTTCTCAACTGTACGCATAGCACCTAAGCCTAGCATACCCATCAGCACAGTAGTCAGCAGGGAGCTATCGACAGGAGGTACGGTGTACCATATGCCAAGAATAGGGGATAGGATAGTAGAATACATCAAGGCAAATCCACATATCCAGCCTATAGCAGGTCGCCAGCCAGCAACAAACATGTTCTTGTGTGCAGCCTCAACCTTGTTAACTTCCAACTGGCCCTTGGCTAACTCTTGAGCATGGCGTTCTGCCATTGTACTGATCTCGTGAGACAACTTAGCCTTAACATCTTTGTCTAATATAAACTTGTCTAGCAGGTTAGAAACTGGGCCTATCAATGCTTGCAACATATTATTGTATCCACTTTGAGACAGCAAATATAGAAATGATCATGGGGTACATCATCCATAACATGCGCTCTAGTTTATTAAACCTTTGTGTGCCATCATCAAGCCTACGTTCGATGTTGGAGTAGCGTTCAGCACATAGGGTTTCATGCGCTTCCATGCGGGTGATAGTATCTTCGGCCATATTAGAATCCATAGTAGTAGGCTGCGGCAAACGCTGCTAACAAGAGCAGGCCACCGCATATGTTTTTAACAATATCTTCATGCTTAGATTGAAGTCTAAGTTTAGCTAGGCGTTGTTTCTCTAGCTTATCCTTATGATCAATAAGAGAGCGATGCTGTATGGCAAGCATGTCACGCCAGACCTCACGGGGTGTGATCTTTTTTAACGCCTTCTCTTCTTCACGAATAGCACTCTTAGCCCATGCCAACTCAAGAGCCTCGCCCTGAGTCAGTATATGATCACCAGTTTTAGCAGCTTGCTCGATAGTTTCTACTGCTGCTTTAGATTCAGTCAGCGTAGAGAAGATACCAGCAATGTCAGACAGGTGACTACCAGATTCCTTAACAGTTTTAATACCTGCGTTAAGAGTCTTTAAGGCACCTACTACTAAACTGATCTCTGCAATCATTCAGATTCTACCCACAAACAAGTGTCTTCATTTAACGTCCACGTTCCCTCGCTAGGTTGTGGAGCGTAAAAGGCATCACGACTTGCATCGTAGACGCTACCGGGGCCAGCATAATTTTTACGCAATGGGGTCTTGCCAGTAGAGTGTACGCCGCCACAGGTGTTATATGAAGTCTGCACCCATGTGCCTTCTTGAGTATCTATAAAGTCTTGTTCAGCAACAAGCACTATTTCAACTATACCGTCTACAACTTTAGCAAAATGACTCATGCTGCAAATGTCCCTGAAGAATTAAATGTATGGTAAGTGTAACCACCAGCAGATGTTACTGTGCCTCCTGTGCCTACTTGACCGCCCGCGTATCTAATAATAACAACTCCAGAACCGCCGTTAGAATGTTTATCAGCCTTGCCCTCACCACCACCACCAGAGCCTGTATTAGCTGCACCCGCACCACTAAATGAGCTAGTGCTTCCATTTCCTCCTATTCCCCCTCCTCCAGAACCGCCAGAACCGGGGGCGCTTCCGCCATTAACAACTGAACCACCGCCGCCGCCAGCGCGAGTAACTCCATCTAGCCATGTTGCACCAGCGCCACCGTTACCACCTACTGTTGTACTGGGAGCATTTTGACCTGCTGCGCCTGCACCACCACCACCACCAGAAGAAAAGGCACCACTGCCATTGCCTCCATTAAATCCTTGCCCACCATCTGTGTAGCCTATTCCACCGCTAGTCTGTCCAGTTCTGCTACCGCCACCGCCAGACCCAAAGAACGGGAAAGAGCCTGTTCCATTAGCTGCTGCGCTTCCTGAAGCCCCTCTACCACCTGCAAATGTGTAAGACAAACCGCCTGTATTTCCGGGATTACCAGTATTATCAGGGAAATTAGCATCAGAAGGATTGCCGTTGTTCATAACAGAACCAAATGCGTTTGACCCTGCGCCGCCAGCGCCTACAGTTATGGTGTATGATGTTCCAGCAGTAATTGGTGTAAACGCTTGTGAACCAGGGCCTCTGGCGTTGTATCCACCGGCACCACCGCCACCACCAGCAACTACCCCGCCAGTAGCACCACCAGCAATTACTAAGTATTCATAAGTAAGATAAGGGTCTGCGCCACCGCCACGACCAACAGCTTTACCTATAGAAAAGACACTTACATTAGCACTAATCATTTACAGCACCATTGCGTGAATGCCAGATGCAGCAGTGCCTGTACTAAGAACTCGTTTAACAGAGCAGATTAAATAAAAGTTATCAGGAACAGTAACTGTGCGAGACACGCCATACATATTATGGAATGTAACAGCACCACCTGTTGTAATGTACAGGCCAATAGCAATGTTATCAGTGCCTACGTTGTCAGCATTATCATTAGGAGTTACTGGAACCATGTCATACACGCTACCATTTAACTGCCCGCTTACACCTTGGAATGGATCACTCATTTTGAAACCTCACAATATAAATTAATTAGTTAATTGGCTACGCAAGTATGCACACTCAAGAGCAAGTGCTTCTTCATAACGTACACCATAACGGCTTACAGTCGGATACTCTTCTCCATCAGCTAATGCAATAGACTCGTCATCCCATTCATCATAGCAAAGCAGACCGTAAGCAAATGCGTCTAGACCTTCAGCTTCAAAAGCAGCTTTAACCTGTTGTGCAATTAAACCAAAGTGCCAGCGAGCGTCATCACCTTTAATCTCTACAGCGTCATTCCACTTGTACTGTACAAAATTAACATTGGCCCATGCTCTTAGTACCGCAGCATCAATGGTTCCTATCTGTTGCTTCTCTCGCTCATCAGATGTATTGATAGTAGCGTTTCCAGCAAAGATTTCTGACCATCTATAAGTGGCATTGCCACATTTAACAGCATTGTCGTGAGTAGCGCGGAAGGAATTAGTTTCAATAATAATTCCCTGTACTGCTTGCTGGTTCCAAAGGTTTAACTTGCCTTCTAATTGACTAACAGTATTCTCTAGCCAATCTGTACCCCAGTCTTTAATAATAATTTGTGCCATAATAATTCCTAGTAAGTCTGGATTGAATGCTCAACGATTTTGTATTTAAACTTTACAATTGAGCCGGGTTTAATTGTAAAATTGCCAAGACCAGCAGCAACAAGGTTGTGCAAATAAACATTAAACGTACCACTTTGATTTCCACCACTAGTATTAGTAGCAATTATTTGCCTAAAGTTCATAAGACCTGTGCTGTCTAACACTGTGCTAAAATTAGAATCCAGTCTTAACACTAATCCTTGAACGCCTACGCCTGTACCACCTGTAGGAAACTCTACTTCATATACAATTAACTGCTGACCTGCTTTATTTCCTGCCGAATCAGTGCTTCCATTTAAAAAATAAGGAATGCTAACAGCTAAATTAACATTACCGCCTTGAGCTATGACGCTAGGGAAAGTGAGACACTGCACATACTCTGTAACGCCACGCTGCACTAACGTACCAGTGCGACCAGTAATAATGTTGTCTGTAGTAATAACACCAGAAACAGCCTTAGATGTGCCAAAACTTGCAGCGGCAATAGCCACTACACCTACACAAGTAATGTTACAGTCAACATTAATAGACTCGTTATCGTAGGCAATTAATCCTGTGCGGCTTCCCTTGGTGTAGCCAGGAGACATAATGTTAGTAGCAAAGTCTACAAAACGGTTGCCGTATACTTGAGCGCCATCGCCTAAACATCTTTCAATCATGCCACCACTAACGCTAACTGTTTCAGAATTGTAAATTAATAGACCAGTCTGCACAGTGTTAGTAACTAATCCAGCACGAACAAAGTCGCAGCCAGTAATAGTTAACTGAGAAATGCTGTGGAAATAGCAGAGAGTAGAACCTGACTCAAAGAAGTGGCTGTTAGATATGTTGATAAAGTTACTAATCTGATTTGAACCACCGCCTACGTCATACATAGCAGACACATAGCTACGATAGATAATAGCGTTGTTCATTACTAGACCGTCTAGGCTAGTAGTGTGTATACCGTAGTTCATCTTAATCAAAGATATGTTTGATACAGTATAGTCAGCAGCAGCATCTTCAGCTTTAATAAAGTAGTTACAATCTTTAGCAGTAAGGTTCTGCATAAAAGGTTTAACAGCAAGAATACCTGTAGTATTAAAGATACACTTGTCTAAATTCATAAAGTCTAAGCGATCTAATACAAGTTCTGCTGTTTGATTCATGTTGATCGCATGAGTGTTAGCAGGGAATACAGGAGGAGCGTTGTATGCAGCATTAGAGATATTGCTAGATGCAAATGACATCTCTTCAATAGAGCAACCAAACGCTGTTACGTTAGTACCCTTGTTGAATGAGAACGCTGTAACTCCATTGCTTACTCGTATCAGAGTAGCACCTGACCCAACCTGACTTGCTGAAGTAGTGTAACCGTTAAAGTTGTATCGTCCTGCACCTAACAAGCGAACCCCTTTAGTAATTAAAACACCAGTAGTAATTCTAAAGGTGCCTTCGGGAATAAGAACAGTACCACCATTAGGGATGCTGTTAATTGCCCGTTGTATTGCTGGGCCATCATCGGTAACTCCGTCACCCACTAGTCCAAAGTCTGAAGCACTTACGTTAGCCCCAGCTATCATTCTGTTTGTTGCTTTAGTTAACGCCATTTTATTCTCCTAGAATGGGCTTTGTTGCTGGGAACGAATCTGTGGAGGGCCATGCTCTCAGGCTCTCTCTATACAATATGTAAGCTGCACGTTGCGGGTGGTCTGACAATGGTACGATGTAGTCTGAAGATGACAGTTCCATATCACGCCACATACGGCCAGCTTCTGCTGTTGTTGGCTCTGGTGCTGTAGGCTCTACCCAAAGCTCATAATGCTCAAAGTTAGCTTCAACAAACTCAGCGTCTGCTTTAATAGTATTGATAATGTTGCCTTCAGCATCTTTGATGTTGTACTTCATTTTCTTCTCCTTACGATACTGTTAGGTATTGAACAATTACGATGCCATCACCGCCATCACCGCTAGTTCGCAGACCAGTGTTTGAGTGATAAGCTCCGCCACCACCACCGCCAATCCCACCTTTACCTCCAGTAGCAAGAGTGTTGTTATCC